TTAAACATTGATTAACATAAGCGTCCATGTGTTTAGCAATTGCTCGCCCTGTTAACGTTGTGCTTTGTCCTATCCTAGGGTCAAAAAATCTACAATGTGGGTTTAGGATAGCACCATATAAAGAGTTAAGGTTAATCTTTTTAACGAGTTGTCGTTTATCCCAGAAAGCAATTTCTTCTTTATCGCTTGCTGTTTTTTTCTTTGCTTGTAATTCTTTACGTTCGGCATACCAACGTTCTAGTAACCCTGGAACAACACCTTTCTTTTCGTATGTAAAGATGGTACCATTTGCACTTATACACCAATTGGTATTCTCGTTAAATATATGGTCATGTAACTCTTTTGCAGTATGTACGCTTTCTTCACCATTGACCCAATCAACAGTAATTTCTGTATCTGTTCTGCGATCCATAACTGCTGTATATTCCAATGTACCAAACAATCCTTCCCAGGCTGCTGCAAACGAAGCACCTACATATTTCTTACCATTTCTAAACGTCGGCTCTTGTTTCTTTTTAATGTAGTTGTTGGTCATTATAGGACGTAGTTGTCCTACAATAGTTTCATTAGCCATGTTCAATGCACGAATAACAGATGGATACAGTGAGTTCAAGTCAACCGACCCAATCCATTTATGTACACCTTTTTTAGGGTATGCTACATAAGCACCTGCTGCTTGTGTATCTTCTTTGTCGTGGCGTTTACGATCTGGTACTACCATTCCGCGTTCATGTGCTTCGTTGATGATGGCTTGCTCTGTTACCGCCACCGCGCCCATTGTTGTAGGAAGCAATACAGTATTAGCATGAGCTAGTTCGTTTGCTAAATCAAGGAACTTGAGTTTCTCATCCAGTTTAGCAAGTAACGCAACGTCCTGCCTGTTATAGTCAATAAACGTGTAAAAGTCTTGGTTGTATAGTTGGTCAAGTGTGCCTTCATATTCTACCTTACGCTCGCCAAGTTCATATTCACCAATTGCATCTAAGCTATAAGAATGCATTTCGTGATATGTATATTTTCTGTACAGTTGCATATAATCCATATGAACCCTACCAACTGTATCATATGTAATATGTTCTGCACCAAACCGTTCAAATGTACGTTTCTTAGGTAACATACCCCACAAACATAATCTACGAGTGTCGTCTTTACTTAATACTCGTGTAATACGATTTACTGTGTATGGTATATCAAAGCCTTCGCTGTTCCAGCCGCTATACACGTCGGCGTCTTCGATTATATCCAAAAAGGTTAATAACATATCACGTTCGTGTTCGAAGATAAATGTATTAGGAAACTCTTTACACATTTCTTGTGCTTCTTCGACTGATAATGTTTTTGGCGGCACCGCCAATGTAATAAGACTTTCCATCCAATCTAAATATACTGTGATAGCAGTAATCTTATTAAACGGATCGTCTGTTGGTGCAAAACCTTTTTCTTGGTGGAAGTCCACCTCGATATCAAAAAACGCTGTTTGTAGTTTGGGTGAGTCAACATCTTTATAGTTTGTTTCTATACACCTAAAGATAGGATTAATATCAGATTCAAACAATTGTTGACCTGAATGCATTTTAATTTCTTTTTGGAACTCTTTGCCAGTTCTACATGAAAACTTCGATACTGGTGTTCCATAAAGACTTATGTATTTCCCTTTTGCTGATGGGTAATAAAATACATAGTCGGCAGGATATTCTTTGAATAATCTCTGCCCATCTTTTGATCTTTCTACAATTTTAATACGATCATGTTCACGATCGTGTATAGCGTCAACATAACTCATTATTGAGTTCTGCCCACCGTTTCAAGAATTGTTTCAAGCAAATCATAATCTTCCTGTGCTTGATGGAAGTTTGATTTATATGCTGTATTAATTGCTTTCTTTAATACTGCTGGTTTAACATCCATTTCTTCTGCAATTGCTTTAATGGTGTCAGTAAGGCCGCCACGTAATACTTCGATTTCTCCAAGTACACCGCAACCCTCATTTACAAGGTGTGTAAGTTTTGCTTTTTCTTCTGAATTGAAAGTTTTAGACATGCTATTCTCCTATAATCTAAAGTATAATTATAGTTGAATAGCTTGGGTATGTCAATTTATTTTAGAGGTGTTTGCTCGATTTGGTCTAATCGATTTAAGATATTTTGGATAGTTTCGTCTTGACTATCTAACTGATGTTGCATAGAAGTAATATCTTGTTCGTCGTCTGATTGTTCATCGTGGTGTAAGTTAGCTAATGCTTCTACATCAGTATCAGCGTGAGCATACTTAGCACGAGCCTTTTTGATTGTTCTCGCTGCGTCAGGATTTCGGATAGTTAAGTTGCCTTCGTCTTCGTTTAGGAATTCAAACGATTTCATTTTAGTTTATCTACCTTGCGTTGTAATGCTTTAACATCAGCAGTTAAATCCTGAATACGTTTCTTATAGTGATCACTTGAACGTTCTAAGTTATTAATGCGTGTTGCTTGTTTGTATAGTTCTTTTTCTGTGCCTTTGTAGTCGTCATCGACCATTTTAACAAAGGCTTCCAAATCAGATTTGGCATAAGCATACTTAGCACGGCCTTTGCGTAATGCAGCCGTAGTCTTAGGATCCATTATGTTAATGGTTGTTTCGTATGCTTCACCTAGGTCAAACAGTTTCATTAAAATCCTTTTAATCCTATTGCTTGTGGAGCTGGGTCTAATTCAATGCCCTTACGTCCGGCAACACCTGCTACTTTTTTGATTTGCTGTAATGAATCTCTGCGGCGTTTTGCATCTGGATATTCTTTATATTGTTTTAATAACATAACCCACATTTTTTGTATTTTATCAGCAATGTCTCTTTCTGAACGATGACGATCATCTTGTTTAACTGCTGCACCTGCAAACTCTGGTTGTGGTTCCCAGTCAAAATCTTCGTTGAGTACAGAGAAGTCATTTAATAATGCAATAGCTTCGACCATCCACTCATCCATTTGTTGTGGTGCGCCAATGCTGTATGTTACTTCTAATAATTCGTTATAGCATTCTGATAATAAATCATAATCGTTAGATGATTTAACAAAGTTACCTAATTCTCTTAACTGTGAAAAAATTTCACGTTTCAATGCATGAACACTACCAGTCTCAGCGACAACGTTTTTGCTTGCTTCTGCAGATTCAAATGCATAACTTATTAAGTCTCCGCCGTGTAAGTTAGAACGTTTAACTTGAAGTTTTGCTACCTTGTCTTTGCCTAATGCTTGTTTTAAATCTCTAATTAAGTCTTGAGTTGAACCTGTTTTAGATTTAAGTCTATAGTCTATTCCAGCTTCACCAACTAATTCGTTATCTACAGCTTTTTTAGCAAATGGTTTTGGTTTTTTATTTGTTTCTTTTGTGTGGAACTCTTTAGATAAACGATCTTTAATATCTTCTTCGGTTTCATCCATGCTGCGTAGAATATCAACTAACGATGGCGACTTTTCAGCAGTAACAACATCTTCAACTACTTCGTCTTCGTTTTCTTCTTCTTCGCCAACGAATTTACCTTTGGTAGGATGATCCTTTTCAGGTGAATCTAATACTGGTGAAATATTTTTAGATTTGAATGTTGCATCTGCTTGACCTGCTTTCTTTTGATTGCTATCTAAACCTTCTGCTACTAATTGAGCACTAGGATCTTTAGGAGCAACCTTGTCAAACGCACTAAGAATGTTCATCATTGCTTTTGAATCATTATTTTTCGGTGCCGCACTTTGTTCACCAGTCGTTGGGTTAACATTTGGGTTTGAAGTTCCTACATTATTTAAGTTCTGTAGAATGTTTAACATTGCTTTATCTTCTGACATAATTAAATACCTTTTTTATATTTATCGTTTTATTGTCTTACTACCTAAAACATTCTTCTTCATATCTAAGGCATTCTTAACAGTACCATCTGCATTTTTCGCTTGTGGTGCTTCCGGTGCACCATATTTGCCCTTTTTAACTTTTGTTTGAGGATTTGAGACTGTAGCAATACTACCAGCTGATGTTGCGCCTGCACTTGCAGTTTCGTTCATTATTTCATAAATTCGCATGATGTTGTTCTCTTTTAGGATTAGCAATACCACTAAGTATTTCTATACCAAAACGTGTGTCAGTGTCTCTTATCATTTTAACACTGTGCTCGCAGTATTTAATTCTTTGGTTTTCAAAACGGAAATTACTTATATTTGGATTAACTGTTTCTAAATGAATAAACTTTGGTTCATCCATTGGAAACTCAACCTGTATAATTTCAGTAACATATACAGGATCATTCCAGACATATTCTCGTTCTGCTAATAATTCGTTATCCGCAAAAATACGATAGGTAGGTGGGATTCCATCCCAGTCACAATATAAATCAACAAGTATTTTAGCGAACATAATGCTATTTATCGCTAAAATAATGTTTACTTTTTAGTAGAGCAATAATATTGAATTAAATCTTTTTCTTTTCTTCTGCGTTGCTTCTTGCAACTAGTTTTTAATTTTTTCTTTTTGCTAAAAATTCTTCTTCTTTCTGACTTTGTTAGTTCCTTGTCAGTGTCACTATGAGTTACATAGTAGTGAGCTGAGCATTCTAATTCATCGTGATAATATGATGTAAACTTCTCGCAATACTCGCACTCGGTTTCGGTGATACTGTCATAATCAGTCATTTTGAAACCCCTTTAAAAGATGTTAAAAGTATTTAGTGAATTATGTATAGAAATACTTAATGTCCGTCCTAAAACATAAATAATAGTATGAAACATTATACTTATATGATTACAAATACGTTAAATGATATGCAATATATTGGAGTAAGATCTTGTGACTGTGAGCCCAACGAAGATCAGTATTGGAGTTCAAGTAAATATTTAAAAGAGGATATTACTAAATTTGGCATTGAAAATTTCACAAAACAAATTTTGAATATTTGGAATACCAGAGAAGATGCTCTCGAACACGAAATATCTTTACATGAGCAATATAATGTATCTACAAATAAATTATTTTATAATAAATCAAAACAAACGTCTGTTGGGTTTGATACAACCGGTATGCCTGGTCCTTGTAATATGCTTGGCAAAAAGCATACAGAAGAATCGAAACAAAAAATGAGTAAGTCAAAAAAAGGTAAACCCAAAACAACGGAACATAACTTAAAAAACTCTTTATCGCATAGAGGAGAGAAAAATCCTTTTTATGGTAAGAAGCACACACAGGAATCCATTGAGAAAATTAGAAAAGCATCAACTGGCAAAAATAATCCGATGTATGGAAAACAACATTCCGACGAAGTTAAACAAAAGATTTCTCAAATAAACAAAGGTAAGAAAAGAGTTAAAGTAACTTGCCCGCATTGCGGTAAAGTAGGTGGTGGACCTGGGATGAAAATGTATCACTTTGATAACTGTAAGGTTAGTAAAAGTATTTAATTGATTCCCACCAGTGTTTCCCTTTTGATGGTGCATTCATCCAAGCGGTAAATTCCTCCTCGTCGACACCATTGATGAAGTATTCGCGACCACCATGTGTAGTCATCATTACACCTTGACTACCATCTTTAAATTTATAATGATCTAAGTCTGAAATCCATGACGACCAAACAGGTTCTTCGTTTACCTGTTCTTCTTGTAACTCATCATGTATGATTTTATTTACGGTTTTTTTTAGAGATTCGTTAAGACCTAAGTGTCTTGATTCTTTACGCATGTTGGCTGGAATACCACCTTTGTCAACATCAAAGCCCATTTTTTCTGCTTCGATTCTAATTTGGTCTGGACCAACATCTACTGTTTGATTTTGTTTAGTAATAATACCTACAGCTTCATTCATATTTTTTTTTGATAATGCGTTTCGAAGTTGTTGTATTTCTTTTCGATTACTTAATCCTGCTACTTGAGCTGCTTTAAGTAATGCAAATTCTTTTGGAATGTCACGAGATGGATCATTCATAATCTTTATGAATATCTCTGTTGCAGTTTCATAATTTTTTTGATGTAGTTTTGAACGTAACCAATCTAATATAAATTCTGGAAACAGAGATAATAACATGTCTGTGCCTATACCTTCGTCAAGTTGTTCGCTAAACAGGTAAACTGGGATTGAGCGTAATTTAGATTTTACTGCTTTATTTGTTCTATGGTGCCCGTCGATGATGTGCATACCATCTTGGTCTTTATATACAACAGGGAAGTCTTCGTAGTCTTGAAATACTGATTCACCACCGCCTGTGTTACTTAACCAATCTTGTGTTGCTTGTAAGTTACGTGGATCAACATGTACTACCTTTGGTTTTAAATCTTGTGATTCTATTTTCCAAACTATAGATTCGATATGATTTTTGGCATCCCAATCGTTTGACCAACTTGACGACATTGGCATGTCGTGTGTGTACATTTCGTCTTCTAATAATTGTTTGGCATTAGCATAATCTTTTGCACGTTCTGCTAAATCTAATGCACGTTCTATATGCTCTACATCATTCTTAAAAATCATTGCTACCATTGGGTGGAAGTCTTGTGTGATACGTTTTTGTGCTGGCATTGTTTCTAATCCCATTGCACGTCTAAATGATTCTTCTAACGATTCTTGTTCAACATGTTCTAAACTTAATTCTTGATCTTCTAATTCTAATCTACGAGCATATAAACGACCGATGTAACCATGATTACGAAGCATCTTAAATGCTAAATTCTCTGGACTGAATTCGCCACCTTCTGCTAATCCTGCTTTGCGATATCTGCGTACAACATCAGCAACATTATCTACGGCATCTAAATCATTCGATGCGATGGCATGTAATAATAATTCTTTTAGTTTTTCGTACTTTTCGAATGTTAAATCTTCATCTAAGTTAGCACGTTGTTGAGTTGGTATCTTAATCCAATCTTTATTGGCAACACTATAGATACCCATACTAATATGTGGTTGGTTACTGTCTTGAACATATAATTCAACATCAAATCCTTTTACTTTGATATCGTGTGCATCATTATACTGTGACTTCTTGGCGTTAAATAATTCTGAATATACTTCTGATTGAGTTAATTTTTTAAAATCAACGATAAGATGTAAATCAATATCACTATAAGGTGTGTAAGTGAATGCAGCATTAGAACCAGATACTTGTAAGTCTTCGATTACTAAATCTTCGAGACCTAAATGTTCACGGAAGTCATCAGCAATGCGTAATAATGCAATACGCACATCAGTCTTCATATCGGTTCCATCCCATAACTCTGGATTGAGTTCATCGTGGAAGTTGATGTGATCGTCTAGTTTCTTATTATCTAATTCCGTTAATTTCATCTTCTGCTGCTTCTTGTTCTAATATTTTAATTTGTTTCATGATATCTAAATATCTATTAGCAATATCATCTCTTGATTCTGTTAACGGCATTCTAAATAGTGATTCTTCTAATCTAGAAATGCTTTCTGCTAACGATAATTCTTTATCAAATATTTCTTTAATGCGTTCGTTTGGATTACCGTATAAGTCTGTGATAACTTTCATACGAGTTTCGTCATCACCTTCGATATACATTTTTCTAATTTCACTAGCACTTTTAATTGATTTACCTAGTATTGTAAAGTTAATAGTAGGAGCAACAAAAACATATCCGTGTTCTGACATAGGTGCTAGTTTATTTGTTAGTGGTTGTAAGTAACTTGGGCTTCCATCTTTCTTTGGTTTGAAACTAATGCGATCAACATCCTTTTGACTTAATGCATAAATTACTGCGGTGTTGTTTGCATCAAATTGACTTGTAACTTCTACAGCATTGTACGGGCTTTTAACTTGTACAATCTGTTGAGCAGGAACACCAAGTTCTTGCATCATTACAGTCTTTTGTTCAAAACTAAAAGGACTTGTTACAGGTGCCTGTTTGCCAGAACTAACCACAAAGACATTATTAGCACCATACTGTTTAACTAACGTTTCGTAGGTGCCTGCATGACCTTTATGAAATGGGTGGAATCGACCGGGATAAATTACTATTTTACGCATAATGTAGTATTTATGCGAAAGTATTAATCGTCAGCTGGGTAAATTTCTACTAGTACGCCTTCGCCGGCAAGCTCTTTTAAAACTGCATCTAAGTTTTCTAAGATGTCTGCTGTTAATACTGTTTGTGTTTCATCATCATCACGTACTAATTTACTGAACTTAATTGTTAATGCGTTTTCAACTACTTTAGCCATTTATATTTCCTCATTAATTATGTTGTATGTTTTCTTTAAAAGTCCGGGCGCACATATATTAAAAATAGTTTCTATGCCAGGATCATT